TCATATATTTTACCTGTGTCGCTGTCTGCTGGTTCTGCTGGTGCTGTGTAATCCGCTGGTAATGTGTTAGCGTCTACGCCTTGTCTAAGGCATACTTCATAAATCTCTTGTTCCATTTCACCAATGACTTTTGTTAGTATCGTCTTCTTGGTTGCATCTGGAATTGGTTTAGAAAAGTCCATTAATTGTGTCCTCTAAGAATTAGTTCCTGATATAAAGAATACCATAGCGTGGTACGATATAAATGACATATTAGCGTTTAGGGGGTGCCTGTGGGCGACCAAGATTCCCTACAAGTCGCTAAACAAAAGATAGATAAGGTCTTTAAAGACCTAGATGTAACAACACCTGAGGCTTCAACCAGAGCAGTTAAAAATCAAATAAAGTCTGCACAGTCTTTAATAGACAAAGCCAAAGACAACATCGCTTACGTTCTGGGTCTACCCGCAGCGATTACTGGAGCCTTTGGCTTCTTGTGGGATTCATCTTCAGACGAAGCCGCCTTGCAATATCAAGTGGATCAGTTAGAGACTGCCGTAGCCGATTTAAAGGCCGAGAATGATCTTCTGGGAGGGGGTACCAAGAACTGGTCTCTCAATCCAGCAGATGCCCCCGGTGGGTCTCTAACGGTAATTCTAGTAGCTGGACTAATAGTAGTACTACTAATACTGCTCTTCTGGTATCAGAACAGGCGTAAAAACAGACAGTGAAGAGGCTCGCGGCGGTTGTTATCGCCGGAGCACTCCTCTTTGCAGGGTGTGCTAGTGGCGACGACACAGAAGAAAATAGTACTACTACAGTAGTAACATCCACGACTTTAACTCCAGATGTGACGGTAGTCCCAGATGTAACGATAGCCCCAGACCAAGACACACCCACGGACACGCCCACGCCTGCCCCAGTGGGGCACGCATTGTCATTTACACCTGATGAGGATTCATTCTCTTTTGAAAACTTTGGTGGGGGTGAAGCCCCTGCCGATTTAACGGTTAATATGGCTCGCCGTTTATATGGTGACGCACAGGTTTGTTCAGATGTTACTGACAGTAAGTGTACGCCTTACCCAGTGATCCTTCAGTTGATGTCACAGGCAAACAAGTCGATGAGGGGTGGACTTTGTGAGGGATTAGCAGTACTGAGTATGCGACTAGCTGGTGACTTAGAAACATTAACGTCATATCAAGGCACCGACACTGTCGCCCAGTTGATTAAGGAAGACCCAGCACTACTGTCTGAGATTGCCTATTGGTATGTAACCCAGTTTGCAATCGAGGTACAACAGGAGGCCGCCGCCTACCTTGATATGTCACCCAAGGAATTAGCCGAGGTTCTGTTGTATGACTTCTCAGAATCCGAGGCTGGAAGAAACCACACAGGTTTCACTATGGGCATCTATTCAGAGCACGGCGGTCACGCCATTACGCCATACAAGGTGGAACAGGTTGGGGGTGGTTATCGAATATACGTATACGACAGCAACTGGCCTAACGCCGAGAGATGGATTGACGTAGACGACGATGGTTGGGTATACGCCCTAGCCGCAACTAACCCAACTGAAGAGGCTGAGGCATGGGGCGGTGGCACAGGCACCATGGAACTGACACCTATGAGTATTAGAAATGGGCCGTTTACTTGTGGTTTTTGCCCTCAGGAAGGCTCTACCAAATCAGGAACACTACTAACAGTTGCCGCATCTGGAAGTAAGCAGATGAGTTTAAAGATAGTAACTGAGAGTGGACAACGTCTTGGGTACTACGACGAAGGGTTTGTTAATGAGATACCCGGAGCCACCTACCGTTATTTGATTTCTGGTCCATCCACGTCTGACCCTGTAATGGTTTTCTTGCCACCAGACGTTGAGACCTTTAGTGCTGACGTAGAAGAGATAGATGTTCCTGCTCCAGATATCTATATAGAAAACCAAGACACCGAAGCGCCGGAGGTAATACTGCCGGAGCAGGAACAAGAAGATAGTACTCCACAAAAGTTCTCATTACTACTATTGAATGAAGAAAAGTCTGTTCAAATTGAAGCAACAGTTGCAGAGCCTGAACCAGAGCCAGAAGTCGGTGAGGTCGTAGAGGTGCAGTCACTTATTGCTTTCTCGGAAGAGTCACTAAACATTGCTGAGATCGAGGAGGCTACGGTAGCCATAGCTATTGATGCTCTGGAGATTGAAGTCGAGTTAGATGAAGGTCAGCAGATAGCTATTGAGTTTGCTCCCGAGCCAGTAAATGTAGACGACCCAGCCCCAGAGATGCTGGACTTGGAGATACAGAGTAGCGAGGGCGAGGTACTGGCTGAGATTGAAGTTGACGTATCCCTATATGCTGTCGATGCGCCTCCACAAGATGTTGATAATGATAGCCCCATCCCCGAACCTACACCTCAGCCTGTTCAAATTGAGATTACTTACGACGAAGTATTAAACGAGGTTATACAAGAGGAAGAGGAAATAGGGCAATGGGTAGCATCCGATGCGGAGTACTTTCTAGCGGTAGCTGAGGACAGACTGGACGAGGTACTGGGAGACTCTTGGGTTGAGGAGTTTGAGGAAATTGAAGAATGGGAACCTCTGTTCGAGGAAGATGGCTTCGACTTAACTGAGGTAATACTCAATGTCGATGAAGAATACTGGGAGGACGAACAGTGGGAAGAAATAGATTATGATGAGGAGTGGTTCGAGGAGCAAGAATTAGAACTTCTAGAACTATTTAATGAAGAGATTGAACTCGAAGAAGTGTTTGAGTTCGTAGACAACATTGATATGGAGGAATACTGGGAATGGGAAGAAGAAGATGAGTGGTCCGATTGGGAGACATTTGACGACTGGGAAGAAACTCCAGAAATTATTGAAGAGGAACTCTTTGAAGAGGAGGACTGGTGGGATGAGCAACCGGAAACGTTGGAAGGCGATGAATGGTTAGAAGAGGAGTGGCTTGAGGAAGAGTGGTTAGTAGAGGAAGTACCGCCAACCACTACATGGATGGACGATTGGGATGAAGAAGAACTAGGGCCTATCCCTGAGGACATGCTCGAATGGACAGACGAGGAGTTTGAACTCTTAGAATCTTTCTTAGAAGAAGTTCCACCAGAGGAAGAAGAATTAGAAGTCTGGGAGCTTGATCCTTTCCTTAATACGGAAGAGGAATGGGAGGAATGGGAAGATGAGTTTTGGTTCGAGGATTCCGAGATAGAGGATGATTGGATAGAAGATTGGATAGAAGAAGAAACAGACCAAGAGTGGCCAGAGCCTGAACCTGAGCCTGAACCTGAGCCTGAACCTGAGCCTGAGCCTGAACCAGAGTGGGACAACCCTTACGCAGATTGCATAGGCACAGCCGCTTGTGCTGATGCACCGGGAGGTTTCGACACTTGGGCGCAATGGGAGTCAGCTAATAATCCTAATTATGTAGCTCCTGAAGTTGGCGATCCTGATTATGTGCCGCCACCACCACCACCACCAGTTTACGTTCCTGTCTACTGGACTTACTCTGATCCTTTAATCACTAGCCGGTTTAATGACACTACTGAGTCAACAGTCACGACAGTGTTAGCTAGGGGTGAGGATGGGCATTGGTATGAGACACACACAACTGAAACGACTGTCACAACCACGACTTACACTACTAATGGGACTCAACAGTTCGGTTGTGTAGATAATGCTTGTGCCTCATCAGGCACCACTTGGGGTGATGAAACAAGCGTTGAGACTGTAGCGGTGACTACAGCGGCAACAGTTGTTCCAGCTTCTTGTTCGCAAGGTGGTTGGACTGGCTTGGGTGACTGGTGCATAGTTGATTCCAGTAGTCGAAACGATTACGACCATGTTGCTTTCTCGGTTCCTACTGCCGCTGAAGAAAATATTGCCTGTGATTGTGAAGATGGTGATGGGCTTATGGACATTCGCATTGATGCAGAATCAAATCTGACACAAGCGCAGTTCGGCTCTAATAACGAACACGCTGATCCTTACATCTTTCTGAATCACGACACAGATCCAGACGATGGCGACCATTCAGGAGACATGGATGAGATAACAGTTGGCAATCAGATTCAAGCAAACGATGACAGCGGTAGAGACTGTGGTAGCACTTGTAACAACCCACCTAGCACCGCCACAGACCCAGATGAAACACCTAACGTAACACTCGCTAACGGTGAGCCAGTTATTGATAATGTGTCTGACTCTTGGGACTCTCGTATAACAAGAGAGCTATCAGCAGGCGATTATGTGGTTCGTGCTTCGGTGTATAATAATGCTAATAGCGGATGGTATCGCTTGACAATTAGAGATGCGGATGTGACCTACCCATGAAACATGAGGATGTAAAAATGAAAGTTTGGATCGACCAAGATCTTTGTACAGGGGACGGACTATGTGAAGAAATCTGCCCATCGGTTTTTGCTATGGGAACGGATGGTCTTGCCTATGTCAAAGAAGAGAATTGGCCTACGGTGTACAACGATGGAACCAACGTCTATGAAGAACCAATACTACAGATGGCAGATGGCTTGGCAACAGTTCCCGGCTCAGATGTTGAAGCAGCCATAGAGGCGGCAGACGAGTGTCCCGGTGAGTGTATTTTTATTGAAGTATTATAATTCCGTAGTGCTAGACTGTATACGTACTTAATTTGGATACTTTAAGGAGTAAAAGTGGATAACGAACCAGAAATAAGCATCAATCCTCAAACGATCATTAATGAACTTCAGACCCGTGTAAATGGGTTGCAGGGAGAAAACATCGTACTTTCTGCAATGGTGACAGAACTTAAGGCTCGTGTTGAGGAATTAATCTCAGAGGAGTCTACAGAGGATGGCAACAGCGAGACCTGATAAAGGCGAGGCTAAAGGCACCGCTGGTTCAACTGATTTCACGTTCACTAAGGAACGAGAAAGAGAAGATCAGAGAAAAGTAGCCGCTGGGGAAGAGCCGGGACCGGGATACTTTGAGCCTGTGTATGTAGATAGTTCTAGAGTAGCAGCTATACGGTATGTCCCATACGATCCGAATGACGCTGAGTCTGGTGTTGGTACCGTTTTTGTAAGGTTTCATAAGTACGACGACCCGTGGGCCTACTACGATGTGCCTTTTAGCATATACAACGAGTTTGTAACAGCATCTTCAGTTGGTCGCTATATTAACGCTCAGATGAACTCCTATAACTACAACAGGGCTTCAGAATCAGAAGTAAGCGATTATTTCGCCGGGATGTAGTATGTGGTACTGGTTAACTGTAGGGGTATTGATTGTCTTTGGAGTAATGATACTGTATACATGGTATGACTACTATAAATAAAGTTATTGGGTACAGCCCTTTAGTTGTAGGTTTACTTCTGTTACCAGTACTCCCTTTTATGCGGGGCTGGTTTTTACTAGGCTTTTCTATAACTGGTATCATTTGTTGGTGGCTAGTATTGCGAAATACACTGGATTTAGTTCAGGGGGTGGGGCCGATTTATTGGCTTACACGTCAGACCACCATCAAGAAAGTGGGTGTTCAGAAGTCGTTTATGAGGGAGACAGATTATCCATGGCGAACTGGTAATGGACTACAGTTTGTGGTTCCATTCCGAACATTCCAAATAGGTATTTGTAAACCATCAGAGCATTACACGGTTGAGTCCGGTCTCCTACATTCACTTGTTGGTCGGCCTCTACCTGAAGATCCAGAGGAGATTGGCGAATGGTAATGAAGTTTTGGCAAGGTGAAAAAGAGCATCCAGTACGCACGTTAGAGCGTCCTTCCCGTGTGACCAAAATGTCCACTAAGGACTTACTCGACTGGATGGATTTAGAAATAATGCAACTAGGTCAAGCCTTTGATCAATGGAGGTTTCATAACAATGGTGCAGATGAGGTAAATAATAGGTTAGATACTCTTGCCACTATGTGGGATGAGTTGTCTGAAAGAAAAGAATGAGCACTGAACTTCTAGACACCGAGGAAGTAGAAGACGAGTTTGATGCCGTTGCTGATATCGACGAGGAGCTAGACGAGGCTTCAGCAGAGTTTGTTTCTGAGTTGTGTAACAAGTTGGTTATTTTTACTGAGGAGTTTTGCGATGTCGCGTTATTCCCTTATCAAGTTCCTATCGCCTACCGCTTTATAGAGTCCATTGTTGTAGGAGATGGTGAAGAGCTAACGCTTATAGCCACTAGACAGAGTGGTAAGTCTGAGGTACTGTCAAACGTCATTGCATCCATGATGGTGATACTTCCAAAGTTGTCAAAGATTTACCCCGTATGGCTGAGTAAATTTGATAAAGGTTTCTGGTGCGGGGTGTTTGCACCAACCGAGGATCAGGCTGACACAGTTTTTAGTCGGATAGTCAGTAGGTTAACTAGTGACCACGCCATGGAGTTTCTACTAGATCCAGAGATTGACGACCGAGCGTCTTCAGGTGGCGCTAGAGGTAAGGGTAAAATACTGTCCCTCAAGAACTCGGGATCTATTTGCCGTATGCAAACCTGCAACCCAAAGGCAAAGATAGAGTCAAAGACCTACCATTTGGCGGTTGTAGATGAAGCCCAAGAAGCTGATGAGTTTGTTGTCACTAAGTCTATAAAGCCTATGCTTGCGTTTAATAACGGATCAATAGTAATGACGGGTACTGCTACGCGTAACAAGTCGTACTTCTACAAGATGATTCAGTTTAATAAACGTCGTGACATTGCAAAGAAACGAGGACAGAGACAGTCACATTTTGAGTACGACTGGCGTACTGCTGCCAAATATAATACCAATTACGGCAAGTTTATATCTAAAGAAAAAGTGCGAATTGGAGAGGATTCCGATGAGTTTCGTATGTCATACCTTAATCACTGGATTCTTGAAAAGGGTATGTTCGTTACGGAGGAGCGCCTAGACAGACTCTATGACTCGTCTATGCCACTGGTTACAGAGTGGTGGCGTACCCCTATTGTTATTGGTATTGATGTTGCCCGCTCAAATGACTCAACTGTGGCTACAGCCGTATGGGTTGACTGGGATCATCCTGATGGGCTTGGTTTCTTTGAGCATCGTGTACTGAATTGGATGGAGTTACACGATACTGACTGGGAATCCCAGTACTTTAAGATCGTTGATTTTGTAAGGAATTATGATGTATTACGTGTAGGTATTGATGCTCAAGGAGTAGGTGGAGCAGTAGCGGAACGTCTAGCACTCCTACTTCCAGACATGGAGGTTCTACCTTTATCGTCAGATGCCAAAGCCCAGAATGAGAGGTGGGTACATTTGACAGAGTTGATTCAGCGAGATCAGCTTATAATACCGGGGCACTCAAAAGCGAAGCGAACACGTCGTTGGAAGAAGTTTAATCAGCAGATGGTTGACTTAGAGCGTGTTAACCGTGGACCATATCTATTAGCAGAGGCTCCTGATGAGAGGGGTGCATTTGATGACTACCCAGACAGCTTGGCTTTAGCCTGTCACTTGACAGTTCACGATATTATGCCAACTATCTCAGTTGCTGAAAATCCCTTCTTTGATTAGTGGTAGAATATACGAGAGATACTTATAAGTTATCCTTCGGAGGATCTAATGGCTAATGTAATGAATCCAACTGTTGCCCCGGCCCCTCAGTTCCCGGAACGCGGCCCAGAGGTGGGCAGCCACGGGTTTGAGAGGACGCTTGGGCCAGATGTACCTATGCAGCGTGGACCGCTGCGGTTTGAAGAGGGTGTTGCTACCGACACTGACGTACCAAACGATTTCGCAATCGGAGCGTACTCTGACACTTCATCCGCTCCGGGTCGCCCTAATCACAACAATCCAGACATGGTATACAAACCAGCCGAAGTCACGATGCAAGAGCGAGCCCACGTTGGGTCTGCTTCATGGATCGAGGCACCGTCTGTACTTGGAGAGTTTGTTCAGGGTGTTGTTGCAGGTGATGGGATGCCTCAATTTGAGCGCTCCTTTAACTCTGGTGCACACATGAATCGTCCAAGCGCCGTTCGCGTAAACGACTAGTCCGACCTATTTAGTTAGGTTCGGCCGTGCCGTACGACATAACTAGCGGTCAACAATTTAGAGCAGTTTCCAATCGTATGACTACGATGGGGTTGCATTTACCTGACTCAACAGTGGAGGAGGGTATTAACTGGTTTCCGTCAGTACATGAGGCCGTTAAAAAACAGGCATCAAACATAGGTATAACGCCATCTCAAGGCGCTGGTATTGTCGCCGCTGTATCGCCAAACATGGACTTTGAAGCTCGTAATATAAAAGCTCTTGACGAAATACAAAATATACCTGCTGAAGGTTGGGATATGGTGCGGGCTGGTAAAGTTAAGGCACCTGACGGTCGAAGCATCCAGCGACGACTACCAGAGACTAGCGCCATGCTCTCTGAAGTAGCTCCTTCATTAGTATCAGCCTATGACACTAGTCTTTTGAGGGCTGAAAGGATACTAGGTGGACAACCATGGAGAGAAGTTATACCAATAAGTACCTCTCCTAAAACTCATAAGTTTGCTGAAAACATAGAAGACCCCACCTCCACCTCAGTAACTATTGATGGTAGAGCCGCTGATATTGTTGCTAACCAGCGAAGGGGATGGAAAGATGACCGTGGTATAAGTACGGCTAATCTAGTCTCCGGTAAAGAAAGCAGGTACGAGAGGCATGAGCGTGCCTACCAATCCACCACTTCGGAACTGAGTCAACAGGACACAAGGTTCACTGGTGTGACACCTAAAGATGTACAAGCTGTACTGTGGGTGGGGGGTAGAGGTGTAGAAAGGTCGCAACCAACTAAGAGTGGTGGTCAGCGAAAAGTTGGAGAAGCTAGAGTAGGTCAACCGTACGTCACCCCCGGTGGTAAACCTTTAAAACGTGATTCAAGATTTTGGGAGAAAGCATGACAGAAGCATGGGCAATCGTAATAGCCGCATCCGTAACTGGAGTCTTTGGACTACTGGGTATGTTTCTAAATAGATTTAGGGCAGAAAACCGCAGAGATCATGCTGTTGTGTCTGAAAAGTTAAATGACATAAAGCACATGGTGCAAGGTGTTAAGATGACTGTTAACCAGAATGGTGAGAAACTCACTGACCACTTAAAGTGGCACGATGACACTAAGCCTAAAAAGAAAACAGGGAAGAAGTCAACGACTAAAAAGTGAGACACACACCTGAAGGTGCTGTGTCGTGTAAGATATGTAGTAGCAGAAGGAGTACTTGCGGTGGGAAAAGAACAGACCCCAGTCACATTAGTTGAAGCACTTGCTACACCACTTCGTGACCCAAGGCCAAAGGAATGCTTATATTCCCGTGTTCGTGGTGAGTTATCCAAAGAGGAACAGCAGGCGCTAGACAGAGCATTGGAGAAAGTGCGTTCTGACAATAACAATGGTCAACGTAAAGTTTATTCCACAGGCTGGTTATCTAGTGTTTTGACCATGCAAGGTTATCCCATATCTGCTGCAACTATTCAACGACATGTACGACAGGTGTGTAATTGCCACACCGGAAAGACGGCGGATGACGAATGAAAGTAAATTATCTAAGCATTTAGATAAGGGACCACCAAAGCAAGCACTGGGAAAACTATCGGAGTTACTTGAACGTCAGGGTATAGAGATAGAAGACATTGGAGAAATCAAGAAGGTTTCTTTATACCAGTCACTAACAAAGGACGCTGAGGGCGATGCACAAATACATGACCTTGTGGGTATACAAATATCTCCGGCGTGGGAAGCGGGACCGCAATGGCCGGTCATCGAACCCGGCCCCACAATCAAACTTCCCAAGAGTACTACCGCCAAGAAGAAATCGAAGTTAAAGGATTGTGTTGTTCTTCCTGACATGCAGATTGGGTACTTTCGCACAAAGGACGGCGATCTAGAACCTACACATGATGAATCCGCTATCTGTCTGTCGCTATCCATGGTTAGGGATATCAACCCAGAGTTGGTAGTACTTGTGGGGGATAACCTAGACTTACCAGAGCTTGGCAAGTATAGGGTTACTCCGGCTTTCCAACAAACCACCCAAGCCTCTATAGATAGAGCAACTGAGATATGTGCCGCTTTAAGAGAGGCCGCACCTAACGCTGAGATTAAGTGGCTCGCTGGTAATCATGAGGAGAGGCTTACTAACTTTATGTTAGATAATGCAACTGCGGCGTTCGGTATACGAGTGGGCACACGGCCAGAGAGTTGGCCTGTGCTTAGTGTACCCAGTCTATGTAGATTAGATGATTTTGATATTGAATATCTAGCTGGATACCCCGCCTCGTGTGTTTGGATAAACGAGCACATAAAGGTTATACATGGTGACTTAGTTAGGTCTGGTGGAAGTACAGCACATGCCTACTTAAACAGGGAGAAGGTGTCAGTCCTATACGGGCATATACATAGACGTGAATGGGCGGAGATGACAAGGGAAGATTATGATGGACCCCGAACAGTCGTAGCCGCATCACCCGGATGCCTTGCTCGTATTGATGGCGCAGTACCGTCTGTTAAGGGGGGCACCGACCTAGATGGTCGTCCTCTTAGTCGTCATGAAAACTGGCAACAGGGTTTATGTGTAGTCCAGTATGAAGAAGGCGATGGTAAGTTCAACATAGAGATGGTTACAATAAGAGATAACTGGGCTATCTACCGAGGTCAAGAGTACTGCTAATTTATAACCATTTTGTTGTTTTTAACTAACCAATTAATAGTGTTAAAAGCCAGTACCCTAGCAATCCTTTCACGGGTAGCATCTCCTCTAGATACTAGTCCTTGAACGGTTTCTTCTAAATCATCTTCTAACCATTTTTCAAGGGTTCCGAAGCAGTACAAGTTTGTTAGTTCGTCTTCTATTTCTTGAAGCAGTTCCCAGTCGCTATTTTTGAAGTTAGCTACGTCGTAAGCTTTGTCGTTACTTTTGATCATTTAAATACCTTCCTTAGTTTTGTAAGTGTGTATAATGGTACTTGCTGTCCAATCGGATAGCAAACACTATTCCCTATTAAAGGATATTCATATATATGTTCAATAAGGACTTATTTGAAAGAGTAGCTTCTACCTTCGGGCAGGCTGCAATAGGCGCTGTAGGTACCAACTCAATGTTGGATCTAGGCGTTGACCAATGGAAGATGGTACTTTCAGCCGGAGTTGCTGCGGCACTCAGCGTATTGAAAGGTGCCCTTGCATCAAAGGTTGGTACTAAAGGTACCGCTTCACTAGCCGACTAACTATTATCGGCCACACGAAGACTTCGGTTGGTGTATAATTATACCTGTTCGTAGTCTAAACTCGGGTGTGATTTATGGCAGTTGATTTCTGGTCTCCCTCTTACAGGGCTTCAGCCAGTGACCTTACTGTTGCTATATCGCCACTTGGTCTAGTTGAACTAGCCGACGAGGAATTTGAGGTCCACGGTCCACGTCTGAATAGATATTCAGCAGCGTGGGCGTGGTACCTTGGACACCATTGGGCATACCGCCGAGAGTTTGGCGAGTCCCAATTCTACTTGAACTATGTTCGTACAATGTCAGACTACATTACGAACTTTTGCTTTGGTAAAAGCGTACAATTCCGCACCCCAGAGCAGAACAACGCCATCATCCCTCACCTACTTAATAAAGTTTGGGAACAACATAATAATAAAGAACACACGTTGTGGGAGATGGGTCAATTAGCTTCAGTAACGGGCGATTGCTTTGTTAAGATCGCTTACGAAGAGCCATATGTTGATCCTATTGGCATACCTATCGCAGGAAAGATTCGTGTTCTACCACTTAATCCTGCTCACTGTTTCCCTGAGTACCACCCACACGACAGGTCTAGACTTCTACGTTTTAAGTTGAAGTACAGGTTCTGGGGTACTGCCTCTGAAGGCACCCGTCAGGTTTATACTTTCACTGAGATAATTACCGATGACACTGTGGAGCAGTACATCAACGACGAGTTGGTGGACTCCTACCCCAATGCCATCGGTCATATTCCAGTTGTCCACATCCCCAATACGACGATATCTTCGTCGCCATGGGGACAGAGTGACATCTGGGACATCATTCCCTTGAATAGGGAACTCAATGAAAAGATGGCTGAAGTTTCAGACATCATAAACTACCATGCCGCACCAGTAACAATCATTACTGGCGCAAAGGCCAGCCAATTAGAGCGTGGTCCTAAAAAGGTGTGGGCTGGGCTGCCTAAAGACAGCAACGTCTTTAACCTTGAATCTCGAGGAGAAATGGCTGGTGCCCTTGAATATATTCAACATATCAAACGCACCATGCACGAGGTAACAGGCGTACCGGAAACCGCCCTTGGGCAGACCCAGCCTATTTCAAACACTAGCGGTGTTGCTTTGGCTATACAATATCAACCAATGATGAACCGCTACACCATGAAAAAGGTACACTTCTCAAGAGGCTTGGAGAGGATAAACGAAGTAATTATACGGACAGCGGCTGTATTTGAACCGCAGTTGTTGGTTTACAACGCCGCTGTGGCAGAGATGCCTGAAAAAGATAATGCTATTGAGTTAGATCCAGCCGACCCACTTACATACCAAACTACGGTTCACTGGCCAGATCCATTACCAGTAGACGTACTAATTAAACTTAATGAGATTCAGGCCAAGTTAGCTCTTGGCTTAGAGTCCAAACGTGGTGCCCTCCAGATTCTTGGTGAGGAGTTCCCGAATGAGAAGATGGCCGAAGTATTTGAAGAGATGATGGATGATGCTCTAGATACAGGGTCACTTGAGATGTTTAATGCACAAATGCAGCAAGCAATTTTCGCAGCTACTGGAATGCTACCCCCAGAGGGAGCTAATCCAGCCAGCGGTGAGTCAGGTGGGGAAGGGGGTGTCCTTCCGGGCACTACTCCCCCAGTTGACGACGCAATGTTAGATAAATTGATACAACGGGCATACGGAGCTAGGTTCGCCCAGCGCCGTGTTCCTTCAGAAGATTAAATAAACGTAGTATTACCATAGTCATTATTAGCAAAATTAGATAAGGAAATATTGATGGCAGAAACACAGGCGGAGACTGCTCCGTCCGAAACCGTAGTATTGCCTCCTTCTCAGGAGGTTACCGATAACTCTGAAGTCACAGAGACAGCGTTTGCAGTGGGTACTGAAGAGGCCGCACAAGCACGCACGTTTTCTGAAGGTGACGTAGAGAAGATTAGACAGCAAGAAAAAGACAAGCTATACAAACGTCTTGAAGATTCTGATGGTCGAGTAAAAACACTTGAAGAACAACTGTCTGTACTAAATAACGAAAGTGAAGAGACTAAAGCCGAAGCCGCAAGGCTCGCTAAAGCTGAATCTGATGCTTTACGCAAGCGTGAAGAAGAAGAACTCAGCGCAAAAGAACTGCTCACTAAGAGAGAAACAGAGTTTGACTCAAAGCTCAAACACGTTGAAACTGAGTGGGAACAGCGCATTGCCAAGATCGAGGAAGAGCGTGCTCTTCAAGACGAGATGTTGGAAAAAGAACGGAGAGTGCGCGAATTGGAGGTTTACCTTCAACGCCGTTCAACAGAAGAAGAGGAATTTATTATTCCTGAACTTCGAGATCTTATCTCTGGATCGTCAGAAGATGAGATAGAACAATCTATTGGGATACTTAAAGATCGCAGTAGTGCTATACTGGAATCAATCCAGCAATCTACTCAACCGAGTGGGTTGCGGGGGTCGCCGGTAACGGCTCCCCCGGTTGGGCCAATGGAAACTCAGGAGTCGCAGCAAACGTTATCCGCGGAGGACATCCGCGATATGCCGATGGAACAGTACATGCAAATGAGAGACAGGCTCTTGAAAGCGCGACCCTCACAAGGTCGTTTTTAAATAACAACATAAACCTATAGTTTACAAACTAACGGAGGAAATTAACCTATGGCCCTGCCAGCACCTTCGGGTGGCTCGATAACTACGGCTGCGGACCAGTCGTCGCTAACGGGTTACTCGTCAGATACGGCACTGACTCCCGCGATACAGACTATTTGGAGCAAGGAAATCTTGTTCCAAGCTATGCCTGTTTTGCGGTTTGAACAGTTTGCCGTCAAGAAAACAGAACTCGGCGTTATGCCGGGTCTCACTGTTAATTTCATGCGCTATACCAACTTAAGTGTGGATCAGGATTCTGGTGCAACACTTACTGAAGGTACTCGTATGGAACCAACAGCACTATCTGCCAGCCAGATTCAGATTACTGTTTCTGAGCGTGGGCAGGCAATATCAGTTACTGAATTGCTACTCAATGCGTCTTTCGATGATGTTATGGCATCTTCGTCACGACTTCTAGGCCGTCATATGGCTCAGTCAATGGACATTGAAGCTCGTAACACCCTGTACAAGTCAGGTATTCCATTTGGTGGCGGTTCTGCAACCGCTCCGTCGATCACTTTTGGTCGCACCAAGCAGAGTGGCGCTCGCACCACAGTTTCACCATACGATGGTGGAACCATTGGTACTGCTGCTGCTCCCGGATATCTTTCACCAACTACCATCAAAGATGCGGTTGAAACTCTAGCTGCGGAGAACATTCCGAGACTAGGCGACACATACGTCTGTTTCGTTCACCCAAGCCAGAGCCGTTCTCTACGTGACTGGCCAGAATTTATCGAAGTAACGAAGTACGCCGCACCCGGTAACTTCATGCTCGGTGAAATCGGCCGCCTTTATGACGTGGTCTTCATTGAAACCACTCAAGTCACAAAGGGTCTTGATGGAACTGCCGCTGGATCAGCACTTGCAGACCTTGCAGGTGTTGATACTGATGCCGGCACTGCTGGACTTCAGGAAAATGCCAACGCATACAACGCCATCATGATCGGTGACAACGCATTCGGACAAGCTATTGCTCTTCCGGTTGAGTTGCGTGACGGTGGCGTAATTGACTTCGGTCGTGAGCACGGCCTCGCATGGTACGCCATCTGGGGATTCGGTGTGATCACAAACGAGTCACGCGTTATCATCAATACACTTGGTGGCGCAATAGCCTAGGCTTTTGCTACACTATAATGTTGTGGGGGGCTAGGGCCTTCGTGCCCTGCCCCCCCACCACAATTAACCTTAAGGGGATTTAATATGTCAGACGAAGAAACTACAGTCGAAGAGGCTCCGGCCGCTAAGGCTCCGGCAAAAAAGAAGGCTACACCAAAGAAGAAAGCTCCCGCAGTTGTGGAAGAAACCACAGCAGTTGAGGAGGTCGTAGAGGAAGCCGAAGTAGTGGAAGAAACCATTACTGTGGCTCCAGAGACCAAACGTGTCCGAGTTAAGGGCACATGGCGTATGTATTTTAACGGACAGCCTTGGGACTTTACAGATGGAGAGTACTACGAGTTACCTCTTGACCTTTACGGATACCTTCGTGGGAGTGGGAACATCTACGACACCATGGCATGAGGTAGGTAATGGCCGACGGCTTTCTAATTCCAAATAGGCCAGATACTGGCTACTCAGCAGACCAAACAGAACCAGACAAGGGTGACTTTCAAGCTCTTGGCTATCAAAAATCAGGTATTTTGTCTGGTGGTGCTGTCACACGAAGTAACGTTCGTGAAGTATCAATAACCGAAACCAAAGGATGGTTAAACGGTAATTTCTTTACGGCTTCTGCTGCAACTAAAAGCTTTTCTGCTCCTAGCACAAGCGCATCTAAGTTCATACTCATCGTAGTTAGATACTCCGGTGGGTCGTACGGTATTGAGGCGATTGAAGGCACCAGTGGTAATACTGGAGAGAGCACCACAAATACTCGTTATCCCGATACTTTTGATCCAGCTACTGAGGTTTTGCTGGCAGCAATTTACATGAATGTTTCTGCCACTGATATCTCAGCTACGTCGCTTGTGGACAAGCGGGTTATGGTTATGCCACAAGCTAACCCAACCACCGTAACGTCCACACCGACATCGTCAGACGGTAACATTGGGGAAATACGGATTGACTCAAGCATGACACCTTCTAGTGGGCAATCACGTATCTATGTAAAGACAGATGCAACCACATGGACCAACTTAGGTGATGCTAGTGGTGGTTCAGTCAACAGCGAAGATGTTCAAGATATAGTTGGCGCACAGCTAGTGACGAACGGATCACACAATGGCATAACCGCCGCCTATGACGACGCTGGCGATGGGGCTATAGACTTAACTGTTACCGCATTGTCTTGGAATTTAACAGCGGCTGGTAGTACTGAGAATATCGGTAACAATGAAACCATGGCAGTTAATGTCAGCAGTGACGCTGAAGTTTCTATTTCGCATAGTAACGGAACTATCACGATTAACGACGCGTGGCCTCGCATTAGAACCATGACTCATAACACACTGGGTAATACTAAGCCTGCCCACTACATCTACTCAGACCCATGGGGTCAAACCAGTCCCGGCTTTGGCGGCCCATCTGGAACGGGTCAGTTTATATATACACGACTACAGGTTGCTGATCTTAACCCGATGGTTAATAACACTCATGAGTGTGGCAACAGTTCATATAAGTGGAACTACTCATGGGTGCATAACACATCCTACGCTTCCTCGTTTAGTGGTTGGTCTGACCGTAACTTGAAGAAGAACTTCGGGTCTGCACCCGGTTTGGCCTTTGTTAGGGGGCTTGCGCCTTTGTCCTTTACTTGGAAGGACCCTGATCTAGGGGACTCTTGGGGCTTCGTAGCACAGGACGTTGAGGCTCTGTGTGGCACACACTCACTGACCTCTGAGATCCTTGTGGACACTGTAGATGATGGAACTAAGTACTTGAATTACATGGCGCTACTTGCTCCGGTAGTTAATGCCGTGCAAGAGTTGGATGTAAGAATAAGCAACGTTCAGGTGTCTGAAGGTCTAACAGTTTCAAATCTAGAAGAGCAGATAGCTGGAAGTAAAACCCAGTCACAATCTGCTGTGGATTACATAGATGATTTTGATGCTAAACAACTTGCCAAACAGCCTCAAGTAGACCAAGACCGTGCGGATATCGCTGACTTAAAGACACGGGTAGCAGCATTAGAGGCCGCAGCTAGTGGCTGATCTCCCTAAACCAGACACGTCATACTCAGATATACATGTTCGGTTAGTTAGGAGAGTCATGCCGTGTCGTCAGAACCACCAGTTTCCAGCTATAAACCAACCCGGACAGGACACAGTACCCGGAACAGACTCAGCCAGTTAGTAGTACAATAGAGACATGGCTGCCCAAACGGATATTGAAACTACAGCTAGGAATTACCTTAGGGACTTCCCTAAGTTCTTTCAATTAGATTTCGATGCCACTGGGCGCACTTTTGACTTAGGTCACTTAAACATAGATGCAACCAAACTGTGGGTAGCAACATACACCAGTGGAACCACAACAGAACTCACTACTAGTCAGTACTCCATTGATGAACGCAATGGACTTATTAGATTGGCGGCTACACAAAGCTCTGGAACTAAGCTACTTGTTGAGGGTTATTACTACGAATGGTTGCTTCCTGCCGATTTAACTTTCTACTCAAAGTTGGCACTGAACCAACACCTACACACTTTGGATATGGATAAGGAACAACTATCCGGTGTTGTTAAGGATGTCATAGGTATTGACGCAATGATAGAAGCCCTATGGGGATTGATGACTGAGTACAGCAGAGACATTGACGTTACAACATCCGAAGCCGTACACATCCCAGCATCTCAGCGTTTTCGGATGATACAGCAACTGCTCACTTACTGGACTGATGAGTACGCAAAGAAAGCTAGGGCACTAAACATTGGTCTAGATCGTATTGAGGTGTTCAATCTTCGCCGCACTTCACGCACCACCAACCGATTGGTTCCAATACAGAAGTCAAGGGAGCTTGGAGAATACGGACCTATCGAAAGAATATACTCACCTATCGACGATGGCTCAATCACCATTGCAGAAGAGCAAGATGAGCTACGTACGGATGTATTTATAGACGGCGATCCGCCTGAAGGGTATGTATCGGGCGTTAGGTACTTGTAATGGTAGACGTGCGACGAGAAGCAGAGCACGTCTGGGAAAACTACAGACGATACGCTAGAGACACTGGTGAAACTGTAGTTTGGTATGAGCTACAACCTTTTGGAGCAACAGCGTCTACAGATAGTTTGTACGACGACGTTTATGACGAGGGCTTGTCATCTACTGGGGGGTTACGCTACCAAGACGGTATTGTTGTCCCAGTACTACAGATAAATGAGGTTGAGGATACTAAGCGTGCACAGGCCGATGGTCGATTAGTGGTCCAAACCATTACTGGAGTTAGTTCTATTAAAGACTTCCGAGATGCTGGCATTAGTAACGTATCAGAATATAGAACACACTTAAATGACATGTTCTTCTATGACGGTAGGTACTACTCTGTCACAGGTTATCGTGTTAGAGGAAGGGCCAAGGACGATATCATTCTTACCTTTGAGGGTATTGAGAAATATGTAGATCAGGAGTTATCATTTGACCCCGGTCCTACGCGTGTAACCACTAACGACTACGCTTGGCCCACAACTCTACCCTCCTAATTGGTGTATCATAGTACTAGATTCTAACGAGCGTTAGTGTCTCTCAGTTGCCCAGAATACGTTAGGAGAACGTGTGGATCAGTATTATTCTACGTCTACGTATTCAGAAGCACCAGAAATTCCCGGTGAAGGGGGCTTACTATCAGGGTTTCCTGCGGTCATTGACTACGCTGATAACTTAGTTAAAGCTTTTCCACAGATACTAGCTGAGTCAGTTAATGCAGTGCTACAGGAACACGTAGAGGATTCTAGAGAACTCCTAGACAGACAAGAAGAGTACAGCGGAATGTCCCAGTACTACGATGTTGTGCAGGGAGAATCACCTGAAGAGTTCCATTTTGGATTTGACTATATGCCCGACCATCTTAAAGAGCGAGCAAATGCGCTGGAATTTGGGGATGCTTTCAATCCACCACGAGCATTTGTTCGACGTAATGTTTTTAAAAAAGTAGATGAGTTAGGAAACAAGATAAGTAAAAAGGTAAACCACCGTTTGGGAGAGAGTTCTCTCGATGCCTAATCGTGCCGGATTCCTACTTGCTGAAGACCAAGCCCTTAAAGAAAAGTTTTCGGGGATTCAGTTAGTTGACGATAGGGACACCACCAGAGATGTGGGTGTGTTCTTTCGGTATCCAGAAGGAGAGACTGAAAAGAAGTTCCCGTTTATAACATTAGAATTGTTGGACATAAACCATGCCACCAATAGGCAGCACTCTGATCAATACATATATAACTTCAGAGGAACTGCCCCCGCAGGACAACCTTCAGGACACTACACAACTGCTGGAGATTCCTCCACGTTCACCTATTGGCCTGATACTACCACTGATGTTTCGACGTTGCCCACTAATGGTGCAACGTCAAACCCATTCGTAAGTGCCTTGGAGCACGTTCCGGTTGACTTGTTTTATCAAGTAACAACCTTTACGCGCACCGCACTACACGACCGTGCTCTGCAATCCCATATCTTGACAAAGGTTGCTCCGTTTAGGCGGGGCTACCTCAATGTAGGTATTGATGATACTCAACGCCACATGGACTTGATGGATTGGCGAAGTGCAGACATGTTAGATGAAGAAGCCGGATTCAAAAAGAGGATATTCAGAAAGGTTTATAGCCTTTCTGTTACATCAGAGATACCAGCGTCGCAATTAGCAGGCGTTGGTCAAGTAACAACTCAGTCAGAAATTATATTCAAGGACAAGATCAATTTGGATGTTTTGTCATGAAATTCGTAACCCACCGTAAGGAGAAAATGTAATGCCAGCTTATAACCGCCCGGGCGTTTATGTTAACGAGGCAGCCTTAAAAGCTACCACGACTAGCAGACCCGGCAGAACAACAGCATCATTCGTAGGAACTTCCACTAGAGGACCAGTAGGGAAACCTGTTCTGTGTACTTCATGGACCCAGTTTGTTGCTGCCTTTG